TTGGGCGGGTTAGGCAGGTTGATCTTGTTAGAGAGGCGCTGAGACCCGCATGGCCGGTCAGGGGTGGGCAAAATCTATTCTTCGTGTAGAATAGAGCTATGGGAGAAGCTGTATCTGGTCAGAATCTGAGGGTGAACAAGTGACTGACAACAAGACTCCGTGGCTGCCACCGTCGAAGCCTGAGGCTTATGCAAGCTATGAGAAGCGGCGCAACGAAATCCTTAAGTGTCTTGCACGAGACATGGGCGTACGGGAAATTGCTAAGGAATTGGGACGAGGAGTGAACTCAGTGTATGTAGACCTGGCGAAGGCAAAGTACGAAACTGACACCAATACTGATGCTGGTTTGTACGCAGAGGCAATCCGGCGTGGGTGGCTGCACTGCCCTGCGGAGCGACCACATATCCACAGGGAAGTAGCTAATACAGCATGAAATACACAGACGTTGATGACGATGGTAATGCTACTTGGCATTGGGAAGAGGAAACTAGTGACGATCCCTTAGATACTTTCTTTAAGGTGAATCCAGTTGCGAGTGAGTGGGCGAAGCTGGTAGACTCGTGGTTCCCGGTAATCCTCTGGGTTATTGGGGTGGCCTTCGTAGGGATACTATGGATGGAGATCGGATGAAGTTTCGAAAGTCTAAGGAAGAGCGTAATAAAAGGCTTGAGAAGCGAGCGAGGAAGTGGGGTTCACGGGCGGCACACCATCCATGGGCCTTCACACTTGGCTTCACAGCAGCGGCTTCGTACTACTTCATCTTCCTAATTATCCTAATTCAGGCACCATATGGACTCTTGTCGTTGAATGTATGGGTCGCAAGGCTACTTATTCTTCTAGTTGTGGTAGCTATCCCAACGTTCCCTACGTTACTGTTCGGGATCCTTATGGCATGGAGGCACAACGACAACCTCTGCCCGATTTGCTTTGGTAAGTTCCCTCTTGATCCACAAGAAGAAGTCAAGAAGCAGAATTCCTACCTTAAGACGTTTCACGGATTGAATAAGAAGATCTTCATTGTTCCTACCGTAGCTACTGTACTTGGCTTGCTGATAGCGCTCCTTCTGTTGCCAATTGGAGTCTTCACTCATCTTACCTGGATGGTCTATCTCGCTTTTGGACTTTACTTGTACTCAGGAATTGGTTTGAGTTGCCTGGGTGCGCTAAACATGACGCACATGCGGCTTCAGCCGTGGTGTCCCTACTGTGATCACCGACGCGACTGGGATGATGAGGAGCGTCCGATCTTCCCCGAGCCAGTTTCAGGATCGAACTAAGTGAATACTATTGATCAGAAAAGCGTTGATTTCGGTACCAGCGGACTGGAGGCACCGTCTGTACTCACACAAGATGAGGTAGACAAGGCACGGATCGTCACATCTACCTATGCAAATAGCTCTGAAGAGTTCCAAATGTTCATGGATATGTTGGGCATTCTCCCAAAGTCCATCACACCCAAGGCCGGAACTACTCCCAAAAGGTTTAAGAAAAACCGTGAGTACAGTAAGCTGAGTCCAGAACAGAAGGCACGTAAAAACGAAAGAAGTGTTCGTAGGACCAGGCTGGGGAGAGTCAAAAAGCGAGCAGAAAAGCTTGGAGGTTACACTCCAGATGACTACAAGCTACTGCACGAGCTGGAAGACGCTCTAGGATACCCACGGACTATCAACGTCAGAGTCTTTAGACAGTTCGAACTTGACCGAATGGCTAGAGAAGAAGAAGAGCAAAAGAGAAAGCTCTACCGAAAGCGGCGCCGAATGGAGAGAGTCCAGTACGCGCTACGCAATGGGGGCATCGCAAGGGATGGATGTAAGATTAGAATCACACCACAGCTACTAAAGGAATTTTATGAGTGGGAACGTGATCCTAATCGCAAACGCCACTACCGTGACGAAGTAGCCTAGAGCACAAATAGCCCCACCCCTTAGGGGGTGGGGCTATTTTGTTGTCCAAATCAGGTAGGCTACCCGTATGGACTGTACGTTTGAGCCAACTTGCCAAGGAAGCAAGGTTATTGGATTCGATTTCTGCCCTGCACACCTTGCTACTCCACGTGGACAACAGCATGCGCTATCTCGAATCACCAGTGGTGTCCTCTTCACTGAGTCAGATCTAGAGAATGAGATTCAGCGACGTGCAGAGGTGCCGGATAAGGACTACCACACTTCTGCTCTAGAGAAGATGGATAAGATCCTTAGTGAAATCCTTGGGTTCCAGGAGCACACTAAGAAGATGCTCTTTGATTTGGACCCTATGGACTGGCGTTATTCTCACAAGACTTCCGGTGAGCAGACGCGCATGGAGGTCGGTCTCTACGAACGCGCTCAGGACAGGGCTGCACGCGTCCTGAAGGACGTCTCGAAGATGGCTCTGGAGGAGAAGATCGTCAGTCTGGGTCGGGCACAGACCGAATTGGTCATCCGCATCCTCATGGCTGTTGTCATGCGGATGGGTCTGGACGCAGGTGGGGTCTCGAAGGCACGAGCGCTACTTCTTGAGGAATTCCAGAAGGAAGCCAACCTGTCGTCCCGGCTGGAGAAGCGGGTCACGGAGGAGCTGGAAGCGCCGGTGGTGATCGATGCCTCGTAAAGACGCTTTTGACCCGCTTAATTACGCAATTGCTCAGCTAGAGGAACAAGTCAATCCGCTTGACCCTGTGGATTGGGCCAAAAGAAAGGCTGGTATCCACCTGTGGTCGAAGCAGCGGGACATCATCCATTCAATTCAGGCAAACAAGAAGACTGCCGTGCAATCAGGGCATGGTATTGGAAAGTCTCTGACTGCATCGGTTGCCGCGTCGTGGTGGGTCGACACCCATCCACCCGAGGACACACTAGTTGTATCCACAGCTCCCTCGGTCAAGCAGGTTCACGCGATTCTGTGGGAAGAGATTCGTAAGATCCATGGGCGCGCGAAGCTTCCTGGGGAAGTGCAGATCTCGGATAACTGGATTATCGGTCGTCGTCTCGTTGGTTTTGGGCGGAAGCCACAAGACCACGACCGTGACGCTTTCCAGGGTCTCCACCGTAAATACGTTCTGGTCATCCTGGACGAGGCTTGCGGCATCCCCGAATGGCTTTTCCTGGCGGCTTCCGCGATCACGACTGGTGATCACTGCCGAATCCTCGCAATTGGAAACCCCACCGACCCGTCGTCCTACTTTCGAAAGGTTTGTCGGCCGGGTAGTGGTTGGAACACAATCAAAATATCGGTCCTGGATAATCCACGTTTCACGGGAGAGTACCTACCACCCGAAGTAATTGAGGACCTGACCGGACCGAACTGGGTTGAGGAAAGTAAGGTCGAACTTGGAGAAGGAAGTCCGCTTTGGAAGGCGAAGGTTGAGGGAGAATTCCCCAACCTCGACGAGTTCTCGGTTATTCCTGTCGGTTGGATTGAGGAAGCACAGAATCGTTGGCTCGCCTGGGAAGAAGAGACGGGTGGTCGTCCTGATCCTGAGAGTCGACAAATTATTGGAGCTGACATTGCGCGTTTCGGTAGTGATAAAACCGCCTTCGCTTACCGATATGGAGATGTAATCACCAAGGTAGAGACCATGCCCAAGCGAGATACAATGGGCACTGCTCAAATGCTGGCACGTAAATTGCGTGTCGGCTTAGGTGATATGGCTGTGGTCGATACCAACGGTGTCGGTGCTGGTACGTATGACGCCTTGCGTAAGACACAGCATTACGCAATGGGTGTGAACGTTGGTAACCGAACCTCCCTGGTCGACTCCACGGGTCAGATTGAATTCTACAACCTCCGTGCAGCTCTCATGTGGCGCTTGCGAGAGCGATTGGACCCTGCACGAAATCCAACCTTGTGTCTTCCTCCGGATGACCAACTCACTGTGGATCTGTCGGCCCCACGCTGGAAGACAGTGCCCGGTGGAAAGGTTGTTATCGAATCTAAAGATGACATGCGAAAGCGGATCGGACGATCCCCCGACAAGGGAGACGCTGTAGCCCTTGCAATGTGGGCATCCGCAGGCGGTGTATTGCTCGACACAGACACCGCAGCTTTCGAATGGGATACCAAGGCTCGTGATGATGGTTCCGGGGAACTTGCTATAGACTGGGGCGAGCTTGTAGAGGACCCATTTAGCTTTGCCGATTTCGAAATCAGTTAGGTCGTAAGTAATGACGATCTATAACAACTATCAGGCATCCGGATTGAATTCCGCAGAGACGCCTGGTAATTCGACCACGCCTGCTCCCGTCACAGAGCAGATTTATGATGAGGACAATCCACCGGTAGGTGAGCTTGGTAGCTCATTCTCCTATGATTCTCAGTTCGGTGGATGGCTTGACGGTAATGTTTACGCGCCTGCGGAGCCGTCGCTAGCCGACTACCACCACATGCTCGATACCGATGGCACTGCCAAGAGTATTGAGTTGATGCTTGCGTATCCTATTATGGCTGCGCCTTGGTCTATTGAACCTGCTAAGGGTGATACAGGTCAGGCGGAGTTTATTTACGATGCGTTGACAGCTCTTCCTCATCAGGGCGGTCCTATGACCACCATTGAGGAACTTATTAAGCAGATGTGTAGTGCATTTGTTAATAAGCGAGCATATTTTGAGAAGGTTTTCAAGGTAAACGACGACGGTAAGATCGTCTATCACAAGCTTGCGTTCCGACCTCCGGAGACGTGCGAGCTTGCCTTGGATGCCCGGACCGCTGAACCTCGTGGTTTCCGACAGATGCCACTCATTTATCCGTACACGGATTCGAATTCGATCCCGACGATGAATGGTGATCTTCGACCGAACGTGAATGCCCCGGCATCTATGTGGGTAGAGGTTCCGTCGGAGCGGGCATTCGTCTATGTTCATGGTTCGTGGCGTGATCCTCTATTGGGCGTCTCCGAAATGAAGGTGCCTTACTATATTTACCTTACCAAGCGGAAGATCCGTTGGCTCTGGTATCAGTTCCTTGACCAGACTGCTTTGCCTAAGACTATCGTCCGGAATCAGGATGAGATTCAGGCACGGAATGACGCACGGAAGGTGGCGAGCCTTCGTGGCAAATCGGTGTTGGCTCTGGGAGCCGAAACCACAGTAGACCCGTACGAATCTTCGGGTAAGGGTGCCCAGTATTTCCAGGACGCGCTTCACTTCTGCGATATGGAAATGCTTAACGCTGGGTTGATGGGCTTCCTTCAGCTCACGACGGAGCAGTCCTCGGGTCACGGTTCCTATGCGCTTGCTACCACCATGGAGCAAATGTATAACCGCTCCCGGGTGATGATCGCTCTGGACATGGCACGCCAGATCACGAACGAAGTCATCGGCCCTCTGATTGCCTACAACTTCGGTGTGAAGGCGCCTGTTCCGCGTTTCAAGTTCGGGCCACTCTCGAAGGAAAACGACACCGCTGCGCTTGCTGCGTTCCAGCAGATCATGGCCGCAACGAATGCCACGGTTCCTGTTGAGTTCTACAACGAACTGATCGGTCGCGTGGCCGGAATCCTGAACCTCGATGCAGGCAAGGTTGCCAAGGACATCGAGGTCAACGGCTCTCCGCAGCAGACTTCGCTTCAGCAGCTGCAAATTGCGGTCGAAAACTCTCAGCAGATGCTTGAGAATGCTAAGAGCGCTAACGCGGCGACTCCAGGGATGGGGCCTACCGGTAAGCCTCCCTCGCCTTCCTCCCCGCAGGCGCCAAAGGGGGCCCCAACGCAGGGGCTTCCTCCGCGTCCTAGTGGCCAGCCGACTTCCGTTGCGGCTCGGGCACAGCAGCAGGGCAAGCCCGGAAACGTTGAGAGCGGGCGACCCGCGCAACCGACTACGGCTGGCACTCGGCCTTTCGGAACCAACTCCGTAGCGAACCCATCGCGCGAGAAGAATAAGAAGTACGGTAAGTGACGTGGAGACCTGGATTCGGCGTCTTCACCTCCTCTGTCTGGCGTTCTGGACTCTTATAACTCCCATTGCAATCATCTTTTGGGCTAACTCAGTCCTGTTTGTGATTATCTGTTCGCTTTTTGCCAATATCTATGCGTCCATGGCTGCGTACCAGGGCGCCAGAACTGAAAAGAAGCAAGAAGAAGATGCCAATTCCTAAGCTTAACCGGATTCCGCATTTTGATGAGCGATCTCGTGAATACGGAATCCGACAGCTCATCGGTCCAACCCCTCGGTACAAGAGGATTTGGGCTACGCGTCCAGATGCTTTGGACCAGGGCCAGGAAGGTGCGTGTACTGGTTTTGCGTCGGCCGGTTTTCTGGCGGCTGCCCCGCAGAAGTGGAAGACCGATGCGGAAATGGCAGAGCGAATCTTCAAGGGAGCAATCCAGATTGACAAGCTTGAAGGACGCGACTTCGGAGGAGAAGGCGCGACCGTTCTGGCGGCGATGAAGGCATGTCAGGAGTTCAGTTACTTTGACAGCTACGCATGGTGCTTTGGTATTGACGACGTCTGCGACACCATTGTTCGTCGCGGGCCAGTCGTGCTCGGTATCGACTGGTACAACGATATGGAATCACCAGACGAACGGGGTCTCCTTCACGTCGGTGGAGCCGTCGCAGGAGGCCACTGCATTTTGGCCAATGGATACTGGCCAGGCCATCCGGATTTCGGAGACGTAGTCGTCCTAACGAATTCGTGGGGCAATGACTGGGGTTTGCGTGGTCGTTGTTATATTCGGTTTGACGATCTTAGGGATCTGCTTCGAAACAACGGTGAAGCGGTTCATCCTCACAGTGTCCGACAGACTTGGTCATCCGTTCCGACGGGTGGCGAAGGTGCATCCCATACGTTGGATGCATAACAATTTCACACTAGATTTAATCATAAAAGAGCACTGGAGGAGGTGGAATGGCCGCAGGTAGTATGGCTAAAGCCTCAACACATGAGAAGGTGGGTACTCGTCCACTTTGGAAATCTAAGACAGGTGAGCAGCTTCCGGCTTATATTCAGCATGTAGCTAATGAGCTGATTAAGTCTGGTCATTCTGAGAGCAATGCAATCCAGATGGCCATTGGAATTATTAAGAACTGGGCTCATGGTCATCCGTCGGGTGGCGAAAAGGGTGTGCAAGCAACTACAGTTGCGGCTGCACGAAAAGCTCTTGCGGAGTGGGAAGCTCTGAAGGCCCGACACTCTGGAGGTAAGAAATAATGGTAGTCCATACCGGAAATGTACCAGCATCACAACGTGGTAAACCAAATAAGAATGGTTCAAGCTGGGTCACGGTTCGGCACGGCGGAGATGGGCACGGGAAAATGGTTACGACTCCAAAGCACACTCAGCACGACGATGGCGACCCGGAAGACGCTCGTGACCACGGTGCCGATGAGGCTACCGAGGACACCAGTAAGAACAAGCTTCCGGACTACGTGAACAACATTGCCGACCACCTGAAGGCAAACCATGGTCTGACTCACACTCACGCTACCCGAGTGGCGGCCGGAATCACGGCTCTGCACGCTCAGGGACATGCGGCTGTGAGTGAGGCACAGCAGAAGGCGGCTGTGGAAGCTCACGGCCACATGCGGAAGCTCGTTAAGGGCCACGGAAGTGTGAAGCACGCCTCACTTGGCACGAAGTCTAAGAAGCCGGATCAGATGGTTAAGCCTCCGGCTAAGGTGCCTGGCAAGTAACGTGTAGTCTGGTAGGCATAGTGCTTTGGAGCAATTATGACTGTAATTCTCGGTCCGGTTCTTGCCGGTACCGAAACCCGTAAGGTCACTGACAAGGCAACTGGTCGGACGTTTTACCGGAAGCAGATCCTTCCCGAGGGCAAGTTCGATTATAAGGGTACCGAACTTGATCTCGGAGCGGAGAAGCTTCAGACCTACGTCCAGTCCTTCAAGGAAGGTGCCTTTGACGAGGTGCCTTTCCAGTTCGGCGGCTCTGAAAGCGAGCACAACAACGACCCTATGCGTAGGGGCGGAACGCTTGCGCACATGGAGCACGTCCCTGGTAAGGGTGTTTTTGGATACTTCGATTTCTCGAAGGACCCACAGTCCGCTCAGTATGTCGAGAAGTACCCCCGTTTTGGCGTTTCTCCACGTATCGAGCTGGGCATTAAGCGTGCTGATGGCAAGTCCTTCGAGGGCGCAATTCAGCATGTGTGTGGAACGCTGGTTCCGCGAATCAACGGTATGGACCCTTGGGAAAAGGTAGAGCTTTCCAACGGTGCCAACACCGAGGATGAGGTTATCAACCTTTCTACCGGGGTTTTCGAGGACGAGAAGGTCATCGACCCCGGTTTTGATTTTATTGACGACAGGCCAGTTGGAGAGACGAAGATGCCTGAGCTTTCGCAGGAGCAGCTTGACGCTCTGGACTCGTTCATGGAAGAGCGCAAGCTGATTGAGGAGCTTGCCTCGGACCCCGTGGTCCTCTCGCTCGGCGAGAAGGCGACCTCGCCAGCTCCACAGGTGCAGCAGGTTGCGCCCGTGGATGAGGTTGCCCGTAAGGCCGTTGAGGACATGCGCCGTGAGATGGCTCGTGAGAAGTGGGAGGCGAAGAAGGAGGTCCTTCTCTCGCAGGGTGTCCCACCCGCGGCTATCGCGATGGCTGAGCCTGTCATGCTTCAGCCTGAGGACAATGCGATTGAGCTTTCCTCCGGTGGTAAGACCACCGACAAGGAGCGGATGCTTGGGCTGCTCGACTCGATGAAGGGCACTGTTGACCTCTCTAACGAGGTTGGTCACCAGGTTGGCGCTCTTGGGTCTGAGGAGAAGGAGGACCTGAATGGTTGGATTGATTTCCTCGGCCTTGGGTCCTCTCAGGTCCAGATGCCCCAGTAAGTTTGTAATTTAGAAGCTAGTTAGAGAGGTCAAAAATGAGCGGTATTAAGCCCGTTCTTGAGTTTGGCCCACTGACGTTCTCGGCTAACGTGAACATCAATGGTGGCCAGCTTGTTGAGCCAGATGCGGGAAAGCCAGGTTTCATTAAGCCTGCTACTGCGGGAACCACTCACTGTCTCGGTGTGGCGGTCGGTGATGCTGCCGGTCTGCCGACTCCGAATCAGAATGGTACCGATGCGTGGGGCAACCCTACGTACATGGCGCAGCTTCCTCCCAATGAGGTTGCGGTTGGCGTTCACGGTGTGTTTCGGCTGTTGGCTAGTGGTGCTATCGCCTTCGGTGATTACGTCATCACTGGCGCAAATGGTGTCGTGGTTTCGGGTGGCGCTACTCCGAACCCACTTCAGGTTGTCGGTCGCTGCGTTGATCCGGCGGGTATCGCGGATGGTGCTCGTGGCAAGGTCCTCCTCTTTGGTGTGGGTGCGTAATGGTTAACCCGATTACGATTGGTACCAGCTACGATGGTCCCAAGTGGACTGTTAACCAGCTGGTTAAGAATCCGGTTCGCGTTCCGAACCTCGTCCGGCAGATGATTCACGACTCGGTCCTTGCGGATTGGGTTCTGCGGAAGGGTCCGACCGCTGTCGGTGGCGCAGTTGCGTACGAGCAGCAGATTGCTCTCTACGCTAACAATGGCGCTGAGATCGTCGCCGAGTTCGGCGAAATCCCGATGACCGACTCGCCAGTGACGCTGCCTGTTACGGCTGCGACCACGAAGCGCGGTCTCGGTTTCAAGATCTCCAAGGAGATGGAGACCCGCAACGATGTGGGTCGCGTCGCCGACGAGCTGAAGATGGTTCGTGATGCGTTTACGATCACCTGGGACAAGGTGTTCATCAACGCGGTCACGCAGAACCCCAATATCCTTACGATGGTTCCGTCCAACCTTGCTTCCGGCGGTTGGCTCGGCACGGGTCCCACTGCTGGTATCCGTAAGGACATTGCGAACGCGATTTACACCATTCAGTCCCAGCAGCCTGCTGGTGCGCAGAACATGGACCGGCTTAACTACCAGCCGGACACCCTGATTATTCACCCCTCGACCGCTGCCGGTTTCATCGACAGCGACGAGGTCAACAGTGTGTTCGTGGGTTCGCCTCTGGCGAGTCAGCAGCTCCGGTACACCGGCCTTATGCCTCGCAAGTTCATGACTCTGGATGTCATGACCTCGTGGCGGCTCTCGCCTAACTGGGCGATCATTTGTCAGCGGAACACGATGGGCTTTATCTCTGACGAGTGGCCTCTCGATGTGACCCCGCTGCGGTACAACGAGGACAACCAGTCGTACCGTTCGAACATCACCCGCCGTTCGCTGGTCGCGATTGACAACCCGAAGAGCATCATTCTGCTGAATGGTATTCAGGGTACGTCGGTTGACCCGTCGACCTACGCTCTCTGAGGGAGGGAATAGAAATGGCTGAGTATCGACTGCTTGCGGATTCATGGGTCCGACTCGACCCAGATTCGCTGGACACCCCACGGCCTCGGTCGCACCGTTACACCCGTGGTGATGTGGTCCCGAATCTCCTTCCGGAGGAGATTGACTACCTCACTCAGGGTGCGCGTCCTC